CGGCCGTCTTACCATCGCTATAAGTAATCGTCGTCCTTGTCCACATATACTGGCCAGCGTTCGCACTCGGAAGCGTCGTACCCCACCCGCTTGACGGAACCGTCGTGCCACTGGTTGACTGCACATACTCTACCGTGGTGCTTGACACTGTCGGTGACGTTCCGTTGGTTCCGTTTGAACCGTTTCTAGATACCGCATAAGATGTCGTTTCTGTTCCGTCTGAATATTTTATATATGTTTTTGTCCACAGGTACTCGCCCGCCGATGTACTCGGGACAGAATCACCCCATTCCCCTGTCGGGGCTGTTGTTCCGCTTGAACTTTTCTGATAAGTGACGGATTTCGTGGAAATGGTGACACCGGTTCCCGTCGCCCCCGTCTTTGCGACCGCAAAGCTGAATTTCTTGTTGATCGTCACACCGTCCGCGGAGATTGGGATCGTGGCCTCACAGGCGGCCGACAAGGTTCCTGTCAAGGTAAAGGTGATCGTCGGCGTGGCTGTTCCGTTATTTGTAATTGATGCACTGACTCCCGAGGGGTTTGTAATCGTGCCGATCGTTACGGCCTGGCACGACGTGGATCCACAAAACATATACGCCTGCGTGGTGCAGGTTGCGCCGCTGGCCGCTCCACTCGTTCCTCCCACAAAGGTAAACGCCTCACTGGTTAGTCCCGCGGAATATCCGTCACTGATATCTAATACTGTCATCTGATTTGCTGCTTTTACTGCCATTTTTTCATTCTCCTCTCTACTAATCTGTGATTAATTCGCACATGATCGTCACCTGAGTGTCAACGTCATCTGGCGATAATTCAAATAAAAATCCGCCGGCGCTTAGCCGACGGTCATCTGCCGATATCACTCCATACCGGTCGTCGTCAAGTCTCCGCCAGCTCCACTGCAGGTAGGCGCTTTCGCCGAAGACCTCTTTTATCCCGTCTATGTCCAGGATCCGTTTGGATCCGTGATAGATCACAGGGGATAAGGTCGTGGATACGGCATTGTTTTTAAAGGCGGTTCCCCGGGAAGACTCCAGTTGAAGGACCGTCGCAACCTCGTCCTTCATGTCCTCTATGTCTTTTTTTACGGAGTCAAAGGCATCGGCCACACTCTGTCCGGACGTACCAAATGTTATCTCTTCCGCTGCGATCCGCAGCTTATATGTTCCGTCGGTCGTCTTGTAGAACATAACGTAATTATTGCCGTCGCCAAAGGCTATCTGCCCGTCGTTATCTAAGTAGATGCCGCGTGTGGTACTGACAACCGAATCCTTTTCTCCGGAATATATGGAATTCTCCCCTATATGAAAGCCGCCGATGGTCGCCCCGAAGGCCACCAGATCTTCCACGCTGATTTTTTCCGCCGTGATGGATTTTTTGATCAGAACCTCCCCATCGAGTCCGCTCTGATATTTTTCGTCCGATGATGCGGTGGTCTGCCCGAGGGCATCCACATTTAATTTGTAATAAAGGCCATCTTCCCCTTTGATCACCAGCTTATCCGCTGCCACGGTGTTTCCCTCGATAAGGTCTCCCTTGATGGTCACACCGACCAGCTCACCGGTTATGGTTTCGTCGCCCACGACTACATTTTTGATCAGGCCGGATTTGGCATAAAAATACGCCATTGCGGCTTCGCCGATGTTGGCAAAGTCGATGGCAGCGTATTTGATGGCGGCATCATCGGTGGATATGTAGTTGGCGTCTATCTCTCCTACGATTTTCTTTACATCGGCAACTTCTCCCTGCATCGTTTCTATATTGCTTTTGGCGGTTTCCGTTTCTTCCTGCACCGATGACACGCTTTCTTTTATCTGGCTAACTGTCGTGCTTTCCGATACGCCCTGCTCAAAATTCAATATTTCCGACACATAAATTTTTCCATCGTCCGTAAATGCATAGTTGACAATTTCCGCTGCAGACTGTAATTTTTCCTGCAATTCCTCGAATGTGAGAAATGTATTTCCCATTTCGCAAGTATTCTTGTCCGGATTTGCTTCATACTCTGTGATTTTTTTGATGCGCTGTTTTTCTCTGATTCCTGTTGCCTGGTCGATAATTGTGACCGTGTCACCTAATCCATAGTCCAGAATACCGTATTTTGGCTTTTGTTTCGCCAAATCCCGGACATCTGCCTCATAGGAGACTTCCGGTTTCGACAGATCGTCCAGTTTTTTCTCTGCATCCTCTTTTAATGCCTCTGCGTCCGTGTAGGAGTCATCTTCCCATATATAGGTTCTGACCTTGCTGGAGTATTGATAATTTTCCAGATAGTTCTTTCCGTCATTTACCGAGGTTATGGTCAGGTCATCTGCTCCAATCGGTATAATCCTCGTATAGAAATCGTAGGAAGAAGATTTTTTCTGAAGTTTTTTCAAATTGAGTCCCGCCAGAAAATACGTTCCTTTATCTTCTCCCCGCTGCTCATAGAAAGACACCTTTTTGCCTATCGTATCAAATACTGGTTCGCACATGAAAGCGATGCAGAGTTTTTGAATCACTCCCAGGGAAGACAGTCTTATCATTCCTGCATTTCGTTTTTTTGCAACATCGCATTCACCAATGGCCCATCCCGTTCCCGCAAGCACCACTCTTGCTGCTTCATCTATGGTCACGTCTTTTACCGAAAATTTCTGCCAGGCACTCGCCTCCAACTCCTCCAGGTTCAATGCTGCCACTATCTCCGGAAATCCATCTGAAGATTCTGATATTTCCTTAATAACATATTCATCTTCCTTTGTCTGGATATACATTTCATTAGAAAGCCCGTGTTCTTTGTCGAGGCAGGTAAATGACAGTGTTTTATCTCCAGACTCCACATCACTTTCTGTTTTGCAATCCCGGTAATTTACGATATAGCCTGCTGCATTATGTTCTTTGTCGTATAGTTTCAGCACGATGCTCCCTCCCTACATATAGCGCGGGCGCCACCTGACTACAAAATCAACAGATTGGCTGCTTGATGTGCACTCCGTAGTTCCCGGATAAAGCTCTGGAAGCGCCCATATGTCTACATCTGCCACTTCATTCCCATCGGCGCAGGTGAATAGACCCGTCTCCCCGTTCAGCGATATTTTTTCATCCTTCACTAGGTTGCGTACCGTCACCGGCATATCCTCTCCCGTGCGGACGTCTCTGCATATCCCGGTAAGCAGAATTGAGGCCTGTCCGACTTGTGGCACGATCTCTATCACTGCAGGTGTGCGAATGTTTCCTTCGTTTATCACGGCAAATTTTTTTGTTCCGGAAAACGTCTGCACCACTTCCTCTCCATATTCATAGCCATCAAATTCTATCGTCAACGTGTGCCAATGCTTCATCGATTTTTCGTCATGGGTATATTTGGTCATGATCCCGAAGAAGCGATGATCAAACCATTCCAGATACAAATCCGCTGGTTGAAGGAGTCTCGACAATATTTCACTGCATCGCTGTAAGATCGCTTTTCTTCCGCCCTCCTTTTTAATCAGTAATACGGTCTTTATCGTTTTAAAGCCTATTTCGTTTTTTAAAAACGTTGGAAACAAATCTCCTTCGTTCCACTCACTGTCGTTTTTCACGGAATGGAAACCCGGCGTCACGTTCCATAATTTCGCATCTGCATTCGCTATGTCCCAGTCGTTGATCGTCATCGTCTTCCCCTCCTATGGAAGTCTTCCTCTATTTCGTCGTATTGTGACGGCCGCATTTTCCCGGCTGATCTTTGATTGCATTTCTCCCGCCAACACTCCGGTATCTGTCACTATTTGCATCCCGGATATCGCCTCTACCATATTTTCCATGCCGCTCATCATTTCCTGCATCAAATCCGCTATGTCACTGTTATCTATATTGATCACATTAGTCTGTTGTGGTGTCTGCTCCATAATCTTATTTAATCTTCCTATTCCGGATGTATTCAATGCCCGCTGACTGTTCAGAAATTCTTCCGGGGTCTGCTCTCCCCACTTCATCAGATTCTCTGTGAGATCGGCCGGTATGACTCCCTCCCCGGCGTTCATGGTCTTTAATATCCCATTGTCCGACTTTCTGACGAGCAACTCGCCCTCATGCAGCCAATATTCCCCGTCTTCTTCAAATTTCTTTTTGCCCGTAGCGTAGCCTTTTGCCTTTAACTTCTTAAGGATTTTCGCTTTCTGTTCACCCGTCACCTTGCTGCTTACCTTGACTCCCAGTTGACTCGCCAGGCTTTTATAAACACTGTTGTTCGGTGCATATCCGTAGTTTTTTACGATATATTCCCACAATTCGGCATGGTTCTTTTTATCCTCACTTGTCAGTTTTTTTGACCGCTTTGTTCCAGATTGAATGGCGGCTTTTATTTTATCCGATGTTTTTGTACTGCTTGATGTCTTCGATGTTGACTTTGATGTTGACTTCGAAGACGTTGATGACGAGCTTGTTTTGGTTTGGCTGCTGATAATGCTGCTGACCGCCTTTTGCGCGGCACTGTCGCTGTTTGCCTTGTTGATCCCGTTAATCAGAGCCGAAACAATATCCTCACCGATTTTTCCTGCTTGCGTAACAAGGCTTTTCAGTCCCTTTGATAGCCCAGTGTTTAGATCTGCTACTGAGGAGTTATACTCTTTTGTGAGCTCCGCAATCTCTTCCTCAGCCTTTTTCTTAGCCTCTTCAATCGCATCTGTCGTTTCTTTCAGAAGACTTTTGTTATTTTCCTCTGCCTGTTTCTGTGCCAGATTATTCTTTTCCGTCCACAGCTTATCATATTCCTCCAGTTCCTCGGCCGTCATCTGATTGAGTGACCACAGACTTGCCGCCGCCTCCGGCCCCATCTCGGTCAGTTCGTCTATGAGTCCCTGAGATATATTCTTATTGCTTAATTCTTCCAGTTGTTCTTCCCAGAATTTTAATCCTTCCACTTGGGTTTTCAGATTCGCCGTCAACACGTCTTTGGTGTATCCGCTGGCATCCCACGATTCAAACAGGCTCATGGACGAAAGAATTTCCTTTTTGCTGTTGGACAACGTTTCATCATACGTATCCTGGAGATCTTTGATGCTTTCTTTTAGTTCATCATCAATCTCCTGTTCCTTTTCCGCATAATCTTCTTTTAACTCCGTCAGCTGATCGTAATATTCTTCCTTTGCCTCCAGATACATCTGATCCGCTTCGATGCGCTCATCTGTTCCCGCCTTGAACTGCTTTCTTGCAATGTCCCAATACTGCATTTCCGCCTTGGCAGATAGTTTGTTGTAAATCTTATATTTGCTCAGGGCATCCTTTTGCACGCTTAGCTGGGTTTGCAGTTTTTCTTTTGCCGCCTCTTCGATCTCAGTCTTTAGCTCATTGATTTCTTTCGTCGCATCGTACCAAGCCTGCGTTCCCTTTTTTAACTGTTTTTTTACAGCTTCCCAGTATGATAGCTGCCTCTTCAATGACCAGTCATTGAGGATCTGCTGATTCGTTGCGTATTTCTGTGCTGCAGAATAGATCTCGGAATAATACGTCTCCGCGCTCTTATTTTTGGTCTTCTTATTTTTACCACTTCCAGTCGTAGTCGTTTTTGATACACTGGCAGCGAGCATTTTGGCGATCGCCTTATTGTAGGCGTCCGTTCCTTTCTTGGTATGGGCGGCCACCTGCTGCCAATAATATTTTTCGTCAGCAAGCGATACTTTTTGTTTTTCCTTATATTTTTTCAACCATGCTGCCGCTTTTGTATACACGTTGCTCGACATCTTCTCCGCTTCTTTTCCCGCCAGGGAGGAGGTGTCCTTAATACCAAATGCAAATCCTTTTCCCACTTGCTGTCCCACGCTCTTCCGGAATTTCTTCGATGGAGATTTGATCTCCAATTCATCCTTGGCCGCCTGCAGCGACGCCGCTGCCATACTAGAGGCTGCTTTCTTTGCGTCTTTTGTCCCCGACTGGATACCCAGGCTATATCCTTCTGTGACATACTGCCCCATTTTTTTATACACTCTGGATGGGGAATGGGAGTCATTCTTTTTATTTGCTGCCGCAATTGATTTTGCAGCCATGGCTGCCGCCGCATTCACCGCCGCATTCGTACCATTCTCGATACCTCTCGCATATCCCTTCGCCGCATTATATCCCGCAGCATTATATTGACCTCTTTTGGCATTTGCAGATTTTGCTCCCGCTTCGGCCGTGTTCCCGGCCTCCTTCGCCACGCTGCCTTTTCCTGCTTTTTGCCCTTTGGAATACTCTTTTGAAGATTTTTCTCCGGACTCTTTCGAGGATTTATTCTGCTCTTCCTGTTTCTTCTGGATCAGCTTATTAATGGTCTCGATGGCTTCGACCGCTTTTTGACCGCCCGCCTCAATGCCTTCTTTTACACTGTCCGGAATCTCTATGCCCATTTCTTTTGCAGTTGCCGTCAATTCGCTTCCCTTGTCAGCAATCGATGCATTAATGGTGTCTATCGCCTCCTGCGGGGAAGTCTTTCCGGACCGAATCCCTTCTGCCAGCCCTTCCGGTATCTCCACACCCGCCTTCTGTGCGTTATTTACCGCATCTTCAAAGGAATTTTTCGTGCTTTCTGCGATCGCATTTCCGCCGGATTCCGCCTCTTTTGCCGCCTTGTCAAAGGCATCTTTTATGGCGTCATAGCAGTCGGATGTCCCTTCCGCTGCATCCTGTATATTGGACACAGAGTCTTCCACGGCTTCTTCCGTTTTTTCCATGTTTTCTTCTGTCACATTGGCTATGGAGTCCGTTCTCTTGGCAAATGCGTCCGAGGCCTCTTTGAGTTCCTCATCAGTCATATCCGTAAAGGCTGCCACATAGCTGGCTCCCTCCGGTCCCATCTCCGCCAGATAGTTGTACAGCTCCTCGCTCATACTTTCCCCGGCTTTTCCTGCCAATTCTGCCAGATTATCTTTCCAGTCTTCAAAGGCTTTGGCCTGATCTTCCATGTTTTTCAGGATGTCTTCTGGATTTAGGGTTTCTTCCTCATATTCGTCAAATATATTGCTGACGTTTTCTGCAGCATCCGCGACAGCTTCGTTCATGGTTTCATAGGCTTCCGAGATCTGCGTGGTCGTCTCTGTCGTGGCATCCGCTGCGTCCTGTGCACTATTTTTATACTGTTCCAAATCAATGCCTAGATTCTCTAACGCATCCTGTGTCGTGTCGTACTCTTTTTGCGCTTCCTCCAAGGCTTCGTTAGCCTCTGTCTGCGCCTTTGCCGCCGCAGCGTTCTCTCTGCTTGCCTCCGCCGCCTCTTTGCTCATTCCATTGATGGCATAAGCACCACTCTTGGCAGACGATGCATTTTCCTCCATCGCTGTCGTATATTCATCACTTGCCTGTTTGGCTGCACTCTCCGCCTTCGCCACATTGATCTTTGCCTCGGCCAGAGCCTTCTCCGCCTCTGTGGCTGCCTCGACATATGCCTGCTGCTTCACCAGTTCCATCTGCTTACTCAGCAGATTATCGATCTCATCCGCATTCAGGCTAATCGCTCCCGTTTGCTCATTATATGCATCCTTGAGTTCCGGGATAGAATCTCCCAATTCATCCACGATGTTCTTCAACTCATATTTTTGCCACTCGCTTGCTTCTTCGGCATCAGCCACTTCCATCAAGATGTCTCTGTACGCTTCCAAGTCTGCGATTTCTTCGTCCGAACCGGAAATCGTATCTTTGGCATTTTGTACCATAGAGGTAACCTTGTTATTGCTCTCCTCTATATCGTCAATAAACTGCTCTAATTCGGTCTTTTCTGATTCCAGACAGTTTGTAATGCCGCCGATCAGCTCCGTGACGCCTCCCACAACTTTTGTGAGCGGGCCGGACACTTTGTTATATGCCGCAATCCCCAATCCTTCCAATGCAGAGTCCAGAGCCGTGATTTTACCTTTCAGGTTGTTCTGCATCGTATCGGCCATGTCGGAGGCGGCTCCATCAGAGTCACGAAGAGCACCCTCATATCCGGAGACCTTATCCATTCCCTCCGTCAGAATCTGATTAACCCCGGACAGGGCAGTCTTATTGAAGGTCGCTGCTAATGCCGCTGACTTTTCTTCTGTTCCCATGCCTTCGGTAGCCGCTTCCACATCCTTTAAGATGTCGGTCAGGTCGCGGAAGTCTCCGTTTGAATCCGCCACTGCCACGGACGTATCCCCGATCGCAATCGCTCCGTCCTGCATTTTCTGGGTAATCTGTGACATGATCGAAGAAAGCTGTGTGCCGGCTTCCGATCCCTTGGTTCCCTGATTGGCCATCGCCTCCAGGAGAGAGGTCACCGTCTCTATGTCCTGCCCTGCCGTGTGGAGGTTTGCCGCACAGTTTCCGTAGGCTTCGCCCAACTGGGTTGCGGACGTGTTACTGTTTGCCTGTGCGTAGGCCAGCATATCCGCCATCTTGGACGATTCGCTTGCCTGCATACCGAAAGCGGATAAGTAGTCCGTCACCATGTCAGAGGCATCGGCCAGTTCCATCTCCGAAGCCGCTGCCAGATTCAGTACCCCGTCAATACCGTCCAGCATACTGGCTGTATCCCATCCGGCAAGACTCATATAGGAGAAGCCTTCTGCGACTTCGGTTGCGGAGAACTTTGTTGAACTGCCAAGCTCCTTCGCTTTATCTTCCAGTTTCGTCAGATCAGAACCCGCAGATCCCGAAAGGGCCGATACCTTAGACATGGCCTCTTCAAAATTGCTGCCGACTTCTACGGAGTATTTTGCGGCATCAACCGCTGCCTCTCCAAGTTTTTTTAGTGCCGAAATCGCAACGTCCATTACGTTTCCTGCAAATGCATTGGCAAGCTTCTCGCTCCATGTTGTTGTGAATTCCGTAGTCGTCTTTATCTTCTTTCCATATTGGTCTATACTGGTAGCGCATTTATCCGTGG